GTTTACAAAATCCGCTCGCACATGGTTTTTGATTTTTGGGATATATGCACAGCGAGATTATTTTTTCTTTTTTTGTTTTAATCGGAGGTATTGTCGCTCTTCATACTTCTCAAGCGCTTTCAGATCAATACTGATTTGGAAAAATACATCAAAACACCGACTTGGTAATCCTTAATTACTAATTAATAATTACTAATTAATAATTACCCAAACATCACCATTCCAGCTTCACCGCTCATTCCGTACATGTGAAATTTCCATCCGTGTTTTTGCATCACATAATAATCGATGGTATCGGTATAGTGTGTAGCATGACCTTGGTTGAATGAGCGATTTTTCTCATCCTTTTTTATCTTTTTGAAGTCCGGTGTGCGCTCCGTATTGTGTACAGCGATCACTACGTCCTTACAGGCTTCAGCATTCATTCGGATTTTGGGTAGATGTGGCTCCTTCTCTCCGAGTAGCTTATTGACAAAAGCGTAACGGATATCATGGTTTTCGGATACGGCAGTGGTGACGGCTACATCTACGTGCCATCCATGGTGCGCAAATCGCTCCATCGCTACTTCATAGTACGTCTTACCAGTAGATTGCTTATTGTGGCCACGTGGCTCGCCCCAAAATCGCACGAACTTATACCTATGATCACGATACTTCTCGCAAAACTTATCGATAAGGTCATCGATGCCTACGTTTTGAGTGACGTGCATGGCATCTTTGCATCGCTCCGTATTTTTGCGAAGATCTTCCTGCCATATAGTGAATCCTGTAAAATAACCACCAAAATCCCAACTCAGGTCCATCATTAGATCCGCATCTATATCCTTGCTTCCAGCCACTCGGATACCGAATAGATCATCTTCGTCATAGTCATACACAGGATCGTACAGGTGCGTATTGTCATCCCATGCGAAATAAAAACATATCTCCGACTTACCGTGTCGCTTATTCATGATCTCTATATCGAAGATCGCAGGCGACATCTCAGACTCCATCCTATCGAGTGACTTCTTACCTAGTACGTGTATATTGTCATAAGCAGTACTTTCCAGATAAAAGTACTGATCTAGCTCCATCTTGGCCCGATCTTCATATTCTAATAGATACAGCCCATCAGATCGCCACGGCATCGATGAGTACATAGAGAGCTGGCCGTGCGACCAATGCGAAAATTTATTGCCATTGCCCCGGATAGATGGTATGAGCACCTGAGATAGTACATCTCTTTTTACAAGTGCAGCTTCGTCTATCTCTCCTCCATCGTAGCTACCACCACGAGCTATCTCAGGACGATCCATACTGAGCAGCTCTATCGTGTAGCCATTCATAAAGGTGATGACGTTGGTATATTTCCTAGGCGCATCATATGGACGTATCCACTTGCGTGGCGGTATCTTACCTACTACGTAGTGGCCATTCTGCTGACCTGGTATGTGCTCTATGAGACCGAAGTTTTCCCATATCTTCGTGATAGGCGGCAAGGTCTTAGTAAGCAGCTGCGTATAGGTAGATGAACTGAAGAAAAACTTCGCACGAGGTAGATCTCCAGTTTTTTGTCTCTGTGATACACCGATCATCACCGACTTGCCCGATCCACGGCCACCGATCCACACACGGGTCGCTTGCATAGCTCCAGCAAAGGTGATCTGCTTATCATTAAGATATACCAGCTTACTCTTCTTCATACTTTGCTTCTTCTATGAGCGCACTTGGGTTTGAAGTAAATTCTACCGTAGGTATCGTAAGGTCTTGAATATCTTCAGATTCGGCTTGTGGCAATGCCTTTGGTAGATCATCGAGTTTGATGAGTAGCTCATTGGCTTGTAGGATGAGTTTATAATCGGGCTTTGGTGCATCTTCTAGCTTACGGATGATCTTGTACAACGCTTCACGGCGCATGTTTTTGAGAAAAAGCCGATTGACTTCCATCACATTTCCGAATACATACGTCGCATCATTCACCACCTTAAATGCAGTGCGCTCTGTGATGTCGCCTACTTCGCTGATCATCTTTACGATCTTGGTCATGGACCTATTTGGTTCGCTCATGATGGCAAATGCCTGGACGAGCAAATTGCGATAAGCTTCGTCATCAGCGGTCAGCTGGAGCCGCTCATCTTGCATAGCCATCAGTATCTTTTCACGGCGTGGTGTAAACTTACTCCTGAACTCCTGATCGTTAAATATTCTTACGGATGTTAATCGACTGTTGGACATATTGTTTATGGATTTTCAGCTCCCGGAGCTTTGTTTCTTGATCTTCGATTTTGGTTTTTAGTCTGGCCGCATCTACAGGCTTGGACACAGCCATACGTTGATGAAGCTCATCTAGATTTTTACTACATCTAGTTATGTACGTGCGCAGATTGTGGTTGAGTTTGTATAGCTCTAGATCATCATCGGGCACAGGATATTTGTCGTTTTTTGGCAACTCAGCGACTTCTTTTGTCTCCTGGTACACATCGAGCCTAGATATGATCTCTTTGATACGGTCTGTCAGCTCCGTGATGGCGTCACTGATCCTAGCGCGTTCACCATCAGTCACACAGCTATGAAAGGCATTGCTCAGCTCATCCCTACTCGCTCGCAGATGGCGCAGCTCTATTTCCATCGTGGTAGCTGCTTTTTGTGCTACTTTCTGCTCCACCGGTGCAGGTTTTACCTTGACGGGTATCGCTTTGATCTCATTGATGACATACATGGCATGCAATAGATTGTACCCACTGCGCAGCTTGGCTAATAGTGGATTGAGTGGATCTTTGTCCTGCAGGTATTCTACTTTGCTCCAGTAATCGCTTTCGGTCATTACTTTGGTATTTCGTTAGTATTATCGGCTTGCGTCTGCACACCGCTTTTGTTTTCGTCGAGCTTGGTGATGAGTATATCTTCGAAGGTGTATTTGATCTCAGGATCATACCAGCCATTGATCTCCAGCATAAGCTCGAATGGCTCCAAGATGTCCGCTCGTCGCCTTGGTAGCTTGGAGATGATGAAGTACATGAGCAGATTGCGCACTTCTGAGCCTGATGATAGTTTACCACTATTCTCTATACCTGCCAATATCGGCGGAAATCCTTGTGCTGAGATATTCGCTTGATTCGATGCTTCGAATAGCTTCAGCAAGGCTTCATCCTTCATGTCGTACTTGATCTCTTCGATCTTGATACCGTGATACAGCTTGGTTATCTGGTCGAAGTCTTCGATAGTATATACTGCACGGCCAGAGTTTTCCATACCAGCGAGATAGTCATTCATTTTGTCCAAAAATGCTTGCTGTGCAGTAGTGGCATCGGAAGTACATTTGTTTCTATCTTCGTCTGTAGTAGCTCTAGAAAAAGCCGTTTTGTCCAAAAAGTAGTTTCTAGGTATCTTGATGTGAAATCTAGGCGTGTATCCATTTTTCACATTATTTTTATGGAAAACAGGGATATTATTTGCCATATCTATCCACTCTTCGCCGCCCCAGTAGGCAGGATGATAGAGATATCCGTCGTGAAATACTTCGTCGCCAAAGTGCATCATAAATTGCGCTGGTAATTCCTTCACATCATCATAATCTGGCAATGCTTCCAAATATCGAAAAATATTTTTCTCTTTATCTATTGGCAAGTCCCAGTCAGCACACATGAAGTATCCAGGTATCACGCCATTGATTTTCTCCTCAGGTCGTACATATTTGCAGTCGTGCGACTTCATATATAAGACTTTACCGTCTTTTGCCCTCATAAATTCTACAAAGACATTGGCATGCTTGAAGTAATTGAGTACTGCATTTTGTAGGTATCTTTTATCCCATTTCGACTTGCGTATCCATGCAGCTATTTCAGGTTTTAATGGCTCGAATTTTCGTTCCTTCTCTCCTTTTTCATTGTAGGATTCTCGATAAGCTTGCAGACCTTGGCCTATGAGTAGATCACGCTTGGACGATATCAACTCACCGACTATATTGGATGACATGAGCAGCGCATCGCGATACTGTGGCAGTAGATTGTCTTTTCCCCAGAATTTTATCTTTTTGTCGATACCTTGATGCTGTACCACTTCGCCGATATCGTAGCCGGTATCAATGTGTTTTTTTACCCTTTGGTCATAGTGAAATTCTATAACTGTGCCCGTACCTGCGTGAAATAATGCTTCAGGCGAGATAGGCAATAATTGCTCAGGTATATTTTCGATGGCAAAATTCATTGTCTAATGATTGGTTTTGTATTATAGGATAAGATGTGTGATATCTTCAGCGTATTCACCACACCTTTCTCTACATCGGTGAGTTTGATGATGTCTTCATTGGTATCTATGAAATCAGCAAATGTAAAATCCTTGCTATTGACAGAGCCTTTCGACTTACCTGTCGAGCGCACGTATGCAAGCCTAAATGGTTTACCATCAGATTTGCGGATTTGGTACAGGACTTCATTTAGTGTCATGATATCACAAGTGGAAATGATTGTCCAATTTTGAACTTTCTATCTGAATAGGCATCAAATTGAATATTTAGTTGCGGCACACTTAAAATCAAGGTTTCTTTTCTCTTACCTATTACAAATGTGTTGACAGTCAATTTGGCATTACATTCAAACATTTTATTATTTTTTGTTTATGATACAAAGATGTGCGCACCCATTTTTTCAAAAAAGGACACCTTTTTCCAATTAGTAATTAATAATTAGTAATTAGTAATTACTAATTACTAATTATTAATTAATTCTATAGCCTACAGTCACGACGCCCGACTGATTGAGCACATTGTAATTATAGCCCAATTGTAGCCTTCTCACGGATATACTCATACCAGGAGCGACTACACCGTTTCCTAGCTGCGTATTGCCGAATATCGTCACCGACCGAGAACATGGTTCCTTTACGATATTTTGGACACATTTTGTCCGCACTACAGATATACTATCCATCCAGCCTATCGTGCGGATGTAGTATGATGAGTCTTTGTACTCATTTACGGGTACATCAGTGTAGAGCCACGCTGTATCTAGTACCTTGCGGTCCTTGATGATGTTCACGACATTGGTGTCATAGACATAGACGGGCAGCTTTACCTTCTGATATCGTATCAGCGTGGCACCTGGTACTGTCTGGATGATCGTATCAGTGTGGCAGATCGTATCAGTGCTACCGATTGTCGTAGGTCTATCGGCTGAGCTCACCCATATGAGTAGCCCGATCAGGATGGCTATTAGGATTTCCTTCCAGTGATTTTTTAGATTGAATTTGCTCATAATGATGCATTTGTAATGATGGAAATTTGAAAAAATTGACATGCAGACACTCACGGCTGCAAAAATATTTTTTGGACATGATGGCTTCTACGGGCAACTCATAGCGCTCGCATCCACAGCCATCACATACTAGTTTCGGTCTGAAGGTTATTTTTGGTTTTCTCATATTAGTACCTTGCTAATTGTTTGATTTCATTGAGTTCGTCATCTTTAGACTTGATATCGAAGTAGCTCACCTTGGCAGATATATTGCTCAGGGCTGCTGGCATCATCTCAGTGAGTCTATCGAGCGATGCAGCGAGCATCTCGATACGTGGATCAGATGTAGCGGCGGCCACTTGTGTGGCTTGGTTGCGGCTCAGGATGGATGACGTGAGCCCTGTAGGATTGGTATTGGGTAGGCGCACTACGCCACTATCCGCAAACCCAGGTACACCGAGTTTCGCAAAAAACGCATCACCACCAGCCATTTCTTGATGCCGTTTATTGAGTACTACTTCACCGGGCTTTACTACGGCCAGTACATTGTCGCCGCCTTCTTGTGTAGGAATATTGGGCGCTACACTTATTTTTTGAGATCCCTTCAGATTATAAGGCCTTACCTTACCAGAATCATAAAATTGCTGTGCATTGATCTTACTGATGGCGAGTCCTGCTCTACCAGCGATAATAAAAGTCTTTATGGCCGCAAATATAGGTCCTGCTATTGGCCCAAGTGTTTCTGTAGCACCTTTCCAGGTACTTGCTATCTCAGATATAGAGCTGACCAAAACCTTTGCACTTTCGAATGATT